CAACCAGATAACATGCCTTTCACTAAATTTGCCAATCTAGATTTCGATCAGATTAAAACTGAAATTAAGAGTTATCTTCGTGCTAACTCAACATTTACAGACTTTGATTTTGAAGGATCAAACTTTTCAGTCTTAATCGACACTTTAGCATATAATACTTATATTAATGCGTTCAATTCAAATATGATTGTTAACGAATCCTTCTTGGATTCAGCAACACTTAGAGAGAATGTTGTTTCTCTAGCACGCAATATAGGATACGTACCACGCTCTAGGACGGCAGCAAAGGCACAGATATCGTTTAGTACAGACGTTAACGTAGACTCATCTACAGCGACCTTACAGGCAGGTCTGGTGTGCACTGGTAGTGTTGATAATACAGCATATACATTTGCAGTCCCTGAAGACATCACCACATCTGTTAGTAATAAGGTAGCGACGTTTAATAATATTGATGTTTATCAAGGAATATTCCTAACAAAACAATTTACTGTTGATACATCATTAAATCAAAAATTTGTACTTGATAATTCTTTTATTGACACATCGACTATTTCAGTTTATGTAAAGGGTGCTGCAGATAGTGGATTGGGTGTTGAATATAGATTAGTTGATAATATTTTAAATTTAACAGGATCATCTAAGATCTTCTTAATACAAGAAGTACAGGATGAAAAATATGAAATTTTGTTTGGTGATGGTCTTATTGGCGAGAAGTTAGAAAATGGATCAGTAATTACGGTTCATTATATTGTAACTGATGGTTCAGAAGGAAATGGTGTAACATCATTTTCTTATTCTGGCAGTGTCATGGCTGGTAATAATGTTCCAAACCCAGGCAGTGTTACCATAACAACTAACCAGGCATCCCAGAATGGGTCTAATATCGAGTCAATTGACTCAATCAAGTACTTTGCACCTAGGATCTATTCGTCGCAGTACAGGGCGGTTACAGCAAGGGATTACGAAGCAATTATAAAGAATATCTACCCAGATACGGAATCTGTATCTGTTGTTGGTGGTGAAGAGTTAGATCCGCCTGAATTTGGTACTGTCACTATTAGCATCAAACCTAAAAATGGCAGTTTTGTCTCTGATTTTAACAAGTCTCAGATTTTATCAAAATTAAAGCAATACACCGTATCTGGTATTAATCAAAAGATTATTGATCTTAAGATACTATATGTTGAACTGAATAGTGCAGTTTATTATAATACCAACCAAACTTCTTCATCAGATTCATTAAAAACTAAAATTATTAATTCTTTGACTGACTATTCAAATTCAGTTGACCTTAATAAGTTTGGTGGAAGGTTTAAGTATAGTAAGGTTCAACAAGTTATTGATAATACCGATTCTGCAGTTACATCAAACATCACTAAAGTTATTATTAGAAGAGATTTGAAAGCTGCAATTGGAACTTCTGCACAATATGAATTATGTTTTGGAAATCAATTTCACGTGAATCCAGAAGGTCGTAACATCAAATCAACAGGTTTTAAAATTAGTGGTGAAGTTGATACTGTTTATTTTACAGATATTCCAAATGCTGATGAAAAAACTGGTACAATATCAATTGTAAAAGAAACTTCTGATGGTAGTATTCGTGTTATTGTAAAGTCAGCAGGAACTGTTGATTATGAACATGGTGAAATTAATATAGGCACAGTTAATATTACATCAACATCTAAAATTAATGATATTATTGAGATCCAAGCATTCCCAGAGTCTAATGATATTGTTGGACTGAAGGACTTGTATTTGGATTTCAGCGTTTCGGATAGCGAGATAAATATGGTGAGAGATGTTATTGCTTCTGGTGATGAAATCTCAGGAACAGTATTCACTAGAGATTACTACACATCAAGTTACTCAAACGGGAATCTAACAAGAGCGTAATATGATACAAACTGGGTTCGAACCTAGGGTCAAGGTTCAGGAAATAATCACAAATCAACTTCCTAGTTTTATATTGGATGAGAATCCAAAGGCAGTTGATTTCTTTAAACAGTATTATATTTCACAAGAGTATCAAGGTGGTACAACAGATCTTTCTGAAAATTTAGATCAATATCTAAAAGTAGATAATTTGATCCCAGAGGTTATTGTAGATACTACCAAAACAGTTGGTGTAACCACTGTAGGAGACTCTACAATCAATGTCAATTCAACTAAAGCATTTCCAGATACCTATGGACTGCTAAAGATTGATGACGAGATTATTACATATACTGGAAAAACTCCAACTTCATTCACCGGATGTGTTCGTGGATTCAGTGGCATCACAAATTACCACGAGTCTAATAATTCTGAAGAGTTAGTATTTTCAACAAGTAATGCGGCATCTCATGCTGATGATTCTAGTGTTCAAAATCTAAGCACTTTATTCTTAAAAGAGTTTTATACAAAGTTAAAATCAACATTCACTCCAGGATTAGAGAATGTTGAGTTTTCCCCATTAATTAATGCTGGAAACTTTATTAAAGAAGCTAGAAGTTTTTATGAGTCTAAGGGTACTGATGATTCATTTAAAATTCTTTGCAAGGTTTTGTATGGTATCGACCCTACAATTGTAAACCTAGAAAATTATCTAATTAAACCATCCTCTGCAAATTTTGTAAGAAGATATGTCACTATTGCAGAAGTTATCTCTGGCAATCCTATCAATTTAATCGGACAACAGATTACCAAGTCAACAGATCCTGGTACAAACGCTTCTGTTTCTGATGTTGAGGCTTTTACTAGAAATAATATTCAATATTTTAAGATTTCACTTTTCATTGGTTATGATGACTTATCAACCGTCAGAGGTACTTTTGTAATTACTCCTTCATCAAAGGTCACGGAGAAGGTTGAGGTTGGATCGTCTGTTATTTCTGTAGATTCTACTGTAGGATTTGAGGAATCTGGTACTATTGTATCTGGTAATAATACTATTACATATACTAGCAAAAGTATTAACCAATTTTATGGATGTACTGGAGTCTCTGAGGAAATCTCTGCTGCAGATAATTTAAGGTCCGATGTTACTTACTTTGGTTATGAAAATGGAGATACATCTAAAAAGGTAGAGTTAAGACTTACAGGTGTACTGTCTAATTTTGTGCAAATAAGTGATAATTTATCACTAAAAGAAGGTGATATAATTGGTGTTAAAAATCTTGGATCTAATATTAAAAATCCAAGCAATGGTAAAACATATAAAGAAATTTTTGCTAACTCTTGGATCTATAATACCAGTTCAAGGTATGAAATTGATGATATCGGCAATAGTATTACTTTAAAGAGTATTATTGATAGATCAAGCCTTAAAAAAGGTGACAGAGTTGAGATACTTGATAGAGATTCTTTGATAGTTAAATCATCAGAGACTAACGTTGCTTTTGTTGATCAAGTTAACGAAACTGATAATAGTCTTATTTTAGAGAACAATTCTTTTTCATTTATTACTAATCAAAAATATGATTTAAGGAGAAAATTAAATACTGCAAATAGTATCAATGTTAGTATTGATGGCGGTAATAATAAAATTTTATCCGACGTTTTAAATGTATATGATGAACATGGTGAGTATGCATATGTAGCATCAAACTCTTTACCATCAGGTAATAGAACTACTGAACCATCAATTGAATATGCATATAACATCACCAAAAAAGCTAATACTTCATTTATCAGCCAAGGAATAGTTGGAGTTTTAACCGACGTTCAAACCGATGGAACATATTCAACTTTAAAATTTGCAGAACCTGTACCATTTTCTAATGGTGATGAGCTTTATTATAAACCAGATGTTGCTCCTTTAGCTGGACTTGAAACTGGTTCTTACTTTGTTGGTATTTCTTCTAGTGATGGTAAGCAAGTTAATCTTTACTCGTCAAGATCATTTGTTGGAAGTTCCAATTATTTGACTTTCTCACCAGAACCTAACGGACATAGATTTACATTAAACTCTCAGAGATCAAATCTTATTAGTCCTCAAAAAGTATTAAAGAAATTTGTATTAAATCCAAATATTAAAAATGGAAAAGGTGAGGTGACTACTCCAGGAACCACTGGAATGTTGATTAATGGTGTAGAGATTTCTAACTATAAGTCTGATGATAAAATTTACTTTGGTCCATTAAAATCAATCAACGTACTTAATGGTGGAAAAGACTATGATGTAATTAATCTTCCTACAATTCAAGTTTCAAACCCTAATGTATCTACTGGAACAACATCTTTAGTTCAACCAGTTGTTAGTGGTTCAATCGAAAAAGTTTATGTAGATCCACAAGATTTTGATATTGACAGTATCGTATCAATCGGAGTAACTGGTGGTAATGGCACTGGCGCAAATTTAGATGTATCACTCATTAAAAGAAGTAGGAATGTTTTCTTTAATGCTAAAACTTCTTTAACAGGTGGTGGCATTAATACTGCTACAAATCAAATTGTATTTGATACCGATCACAATTTTATTAATGGTGAAGAAATTATTTACAGTAATGAAGGCAATACTTCTGTAGGATATGCAAATACTTTAACACTTGTAAATCAATCCTCTTATTTCTCTAGAGTTGATAATAATAGAACTATTCGTCTTTTTGAAAATCTAAGTGATTCATTATCTGGTATTAATACTATTAATTTTACAGATGGTGGTGCCGGAATTCAAAAATTCTCACCCACAAAGACAAAAAATACAATTAATAATATTAACGTAATTGATGGTGGATCCAATTACACCAATCGCAATTTGATGGTCAAACCAGTTGGGATTAACACTGCTAACCACACTGTTAATTTTGAAAATCATGGATTTGATGATGGAGACACTATTGTTTATAGAAATTTAAATGGTGTATCTTGGAGTTCACCAGATATAGTCGGTGTTGGTGTTACAACCTTAACTTATAAAATATTGAAAGTTGATAATGATTCTTTCAAATTAGCAAATATTGGAGTAGCTGGAACAAATTTAAGTAACTTTGATAGTAGAGAAAATATAAGATTTGAAACAGTAGGATCTGGAGTACATAGCTTCAAGTTCCCAGACATTTCTGTTTCTATAAACTATACTTCTGTTGGATTTGGTACAACTACCCAAACGTATCAAACTATAACTGCTACACCAGTTGTAAGAGGTAATATTATCGATGCTTACTTATATGAATCTGGGACTGGATATGGTTCTACTATTCTAAATCACCACCAGAGACCATTAGTAGAGATCAAAACAGGAAGTGATGCACTAATTAGTGCTACCATAATCAATGGCAAATTTGAGGCGGTTACAGTCGATTCTGGTGGTAGAAATTATAGTTCTTTACCCGTTATTGATATTAAAGACCCCACTGGACTTGGTGTTGGTGCTGAACTAAGACCTATAATATCTAATGGAAGATTAACAAATGTCATAATCGTAAATCCTGGTATAGGATATTCAACCTCTACTACTGTTAATGTAAAAACCTCTGGTTCTAATGGATTACTTAGTGCAGATGTAAGAGATTTAAGTCTTAATAATCAGGTTAGATTTGGTGATGAATTGCTTTTTGAGACTAAAAATAATCTCCAATATACTGTACTATCATACTTCGATTCATTAAGAACTGCTTTTAAAGAAAAATCAGATGAGGTATCTTACATTATTGGATGGGCTTATGATGGCAATCCAATTTATGGACCTTATGCATATACTGATCCTGAGAACACAAACTCCGGTGCTAAGAGAGTAACGTCTAGTTATGAATTATCTACTGCTGATATTATTGATAGACCAGTAGGTTTTGCTGCTGGATATTTTAAAGAAGATTACAAGTTCACAAATTCTGGTGACCTTGATGAATACAATGGAATGTTTGCAAAGACGCGAGAATTTCCAAATGGTGTCTATGCATATTATGCAACATTAGATGCATCAGACAATCCACAATTCCCATATTTTATTGGTGATAAGTACAGATCAAATACGCTAACAGAAAATGAGTCATTAACTCAAGGATTTGATTTTAATAATTCCAACTTATTGAGAAATACATTCCCATATAAAATCTCAGATAAGAATGCGGATAATGATTTCATTATTGAAACAAGTGAAGTTGTTGATCAAAAATCAGTGGTAGAGTCCGCAACAAAGGGATCTATAAGTGGATTTGATATTATCAATGCTGGTGATAATTATAAAGTAAATGATGTTGTAGATTTTAACTCTACAGAAACTGGAGGTGGATTAATCGCCAGAGTCTCAGAAATTAAAGGAAGACCTATTACATCCGTAGATACCACTATTGAGGAATATACAAATGCTGTAATTACAGTTGATAGTGACAAAAAAGTTAGAGTAAATGTATTACCAAAACATGATATTGTTGACAGTGAAAACGTTGTATTATCAGGTTTTTCAACACAACTATCCCAATTAAATAATTCTTTCGTTGCTGGTGTTACATCATTTACATCAATTTTGATTGAGGATATTGCAACAGGAACAAGTGGACTTTCAACAGAAATTTATCTATCACAAATTCCACCAAATGTTTCAGTTGGTAGCAGCATAGGAATTGGCACAGAATTTTTAACCGTACTTGAAGTTTTTGATAATTTAAATGTATTAAAGGTTGAAAGGTCAGTTACAGGATTAGCACATACAGCACCTCTAAATGTTGGATTTATACCAGATAGTTTTACAATCGATGCCAATTTAGATACCTTTGATTCAAAAGTAAATGACAAAGTATTTTTCAATCCAAGTGAATCTGTAGGTATTGGAATAACTGTTGGTATTGGAATAACTGTTGCATTCTCTTTTGGTAATTCTAATATTACCAGAAATATTCAAACAAAGACAATTGAAATTGAAAACCATCCTTTCAAAAATAATCAAGAGGTAACATATACTGCAGATGGTGTAAGTGTAGGAATTTCTACAACCTCAACTTCTGCTGTATTTGATATGCCATCAACAGTCTTTATTGTTGATAAAAACGTTAATTCTATTGGAATTAAAACTACACTAACATCTTCTGAAGTATTTTTTAGAACTGCCACATCTACAAGCGATAAGCATTCGTTTGAATCAAAATTCAATCAAATAACTGGAAAAGTACAGAGAATTTCTGCTAATATTGGTATATCAACTTTATATGATGATGAGTTAAGTGTTAATGACTCTATTTCACTTAATATAAAACCAAATCTTTCTGTTGGTATTGGAACTTCTACTGCTGTTCGAGTGCAGAGAGATACTATTAGTGGAAATGTTTTAATTAATCCGATTAATTTTAATGCGGCTGCAATAAATGTAAATACTGACCAGATTAATATTATTGGTCATGGACTTAAAACTGGTGATAAGGTTAGTTATAATGCAAATACAATTGCTACTGGATTGAGTACGCAAACATATTATGTGTTTAGAGTTGATGATGATAACATCAAACTAGCAACAACCGAAATAAATGTATTTAAGAATCCACCTACGGTCGTTAATATTACTGCACAAGGTGGATCTCCACAAACTCTTTCTCCTATAAATCCACAAATCAAATCAATTCAAAACAATAATCTTGTTTTTGACTTGACTGATACTTCTCTTCAAAATTATAACTTAAAGTTTTATTATGATAACGAATACAATAATGAAATTGTATCTATTTCCACTACAACTTCATTTACAATTGTTGGTGTAGGAACTGTAGGAGTATCCACTAATGCCTCTGTCACTATTAATAATACAGAGTCTTTACCCAAAAAATTATATTATAATTTGGAAAGAGCAGGATCTATAAGTACCACAGATAAAGAAGTTAAAAACTTTTCAGAGATTTTATTCACTAACAGTTCTTATAATGGAGATTATAAGGTCTTTAGTAAAGGTACCAATTCTTTCCAAATATTCTTAAAAGAAGTTCCAGAAAAACTTTCATATGCTTCTACTGAGTGTTCTGTCTTGTCATATGATACGATTTCCACAAATGCCTCTGGTCCCGTATCCAAATTAAATCTTGTTTCTGGTGGAAGTAATTATGAAAAATTACCACAATTCAAGGAAATAAAGAGTACTGATGGTAAAGATGCGTTCATTATTGCCAAATCTAATGATATAGGAAATGCCTCTCTTGTTAGAGTTTTGAATGAAGGTTTTGAATATTCGTCAGATAAAACTTTACAACCAACCGCTGATATAGACACCTTTATTGAAATTAAAGATTCCAATACAATTGGTATTGTAAGTATCACTGAAGGTGGTAAGAATTATCTTAGCTCTCCTCCAACTATTACAATTGTTAATCCTACAACAAGACAAAAAATTGATAGTGGAGTATTGATTGCAAGTCTTACTTCAAACTCTATTACTAAGGTTGAAGTGTTAAGAGAGCCAAAAGGATTGCCAGAAACTACGGTGGAGTTATTTGCCGAAAATAACACCAATGGTGTAAGTATTCAGAAAATTGACACCCGAGAGAATAGTGGAATAATAACTTGTCATTTGACAACTCCATCTATTGGATTTGGTACTCAACCATTTAACATTGGAGATGAAGCTTTCTTAGAAGGAGTTACCACTTACTCTGGAACAGGATATAATTCATCTGATATTGGATACAGATTCTATAGCGTCATAGGATATGATCCTAATGGACAGTTTGGAGTTATGGTTACATTAGAAAATGATACTATCACTAATGCTGGTATTGCAGTAACAGATCAGGGTTCTGCTAGTATTCTTATCAATAAAGATGATTATCCAGAATTAGAACCTATTCAAAAGAAAGCTGTATTTGCAGTTGGCGAGAAAATTTTAGTTAATGGAATAGAAAGTGACTTATTTGTTTCTGATGTTGAGGAATCTTTTGTAAAAATCAAAGTAACAGGATCAAATATTAAAGTTGGTGATGTTTTGCAAGGTGTTGATACTGCAAATATTGCGACAGTAATATCTGCCGAATATGGAGATGGAATATTTAACATTGACTTCAATCTAAAGAAGGACATTGGGTGGCAAGATAATATTGGTGTGTTAGACAGTGACGATCAAGTTGTTCCTGATAATGATTATTATCAAAATCTTTCATATTCAATTAAGAGTCCTTTGACTTATGAAAAAACAACAGAAGTTATAAAGGGAACTCTCCACACTAGTGGAATGAGAGACTTTGCTGATACTGGGATTACATCAACAACTACTGCTGGTGTCTTAGATACTGTTGATCAAACTTCTATATTCAAGGATATTATTACTGAAACAAGAGTAGATACTCTTAGACAATTTGATTTTGCAAGAGATATTGACGTTGTTAATGATGTTTCAAAATTTGTTGTATTTAAAAATAGAAGACTAACCAATTATATTGATTGTACATCTAATAGAGTTCTTTCAGTAGATAATATTAATTCTGAATTTTCCAATTTAAATGGCGATCCAAGTACTTTTATTAATATTTTCAAATTAGATCAAGGTGTATCTTATTATGATAATTTAATAAAAGTAAGTAGTACCAGTGGAGATGAACTACAGGTCTCTGATTTGGTTATATTAGAGTCAAATGGAAATTATACTTTATTTGATAGAGGAACAGTAGTAAACAGAGGAACAGATCTCTTACATAATAATGGAGATCTTTATGGAGAGTTTTCTATCTTTACTGATAGTTTGAATGAATCATACTTTAGATTCACTCCAACTAATGTAAATGATATAGACTATGACTTAAAAACTAGATCATCACAGTTTACAGGTTCTGCTGCTGGTATAGCAACTCAGACAATTGGATTTATTGATCTTACATCATCAACTGGTATTACTACTCTGACTGGTATTACGACTGCAATTTACACTGCAAATACAACAGATCTTAATGGATTATTTGCAGATTTGCAAGTTATTAACACAGTAACTGATGAAATGAATTTTGTCAGTGTATACATGACACATGATGATACCGACACCTTTATTAGCGATTATTATTTTGATAGTGATGTGACTTCAGTGTCATTAGATGAAATTGGTGAATTTGGTGCAAATATTGTAAGTGGTATTGTTTCCTTTACCTATACTAGTGATACTGACGATGACATAACAGTTAGAGGAAGAGTTGTTGGATTTGGAACTACTGCAAGAGGAAATGGTATCTATAGATTTAAATCCATTGGTCAAGCCGATGAATCTGAAAGAACAGTTGTTTATAGATCTGAGTTTGTAGATAACGTTAGTGCAGCTACAACAATATTCTCTTTAGATTCCAATTTATTTGACTCTTGCAAATCTTATGTGAGAGTAAGTGTAGGAAGTTCGAGTGCATTGCATCAAGTTATCATGCTTCAAGATAGTGATGATGACATTTATTTGCAACAATCACCTTTCTTATCAGTTAATAGTTTGACTGGTCTTGGAACATTCATTACCAATTTAGAGGGCACTAGTTTAGATCTTCAATTTGATCCCGATACAACAGATCCTGTTAATATCTCTGTATTCAGTGAGTGTTTCTATTCAAGTGTAGATACTTTAAATGTTCCACAGGATTTAAGTTATGGTAACACTACGGAAGAAATTAAATATGATGCATATAATGCAATTAATGGAGATAGAATCAATAAAACTGAATTTGTATTAAGACATAATCAAGTTCCTATTTTTGGAAAAACTTTCGATCCATCAGGGTCTAGTGTTAATCTTGCAACCGGTGTCTTCTCAATTGATAATCACTTCTTCTCCAATAATGAAGAGTTAATCTATACACCAAAGTCAACTTTTGTTGGTGTCGGATCGACTGCTATGCAGTATGAAAATTCGACTGCTGGAGTAACTGGAACATTACCATCAACAGTTTTTGCCATTGTTTCAAACGATAATAGTTTCCAAATTTCAACTACAAGTGCTGGTACAGCAGTTACCTTTACATCTGTCGGTGAAGGTAATGCTCATATGTTTGAGATGGCGAATAAAAATTCTAAGTCTTTGATTATTGTTGATAATATTGTTCAATATCCACTTTCATTCTCAGACATCAATCATGCGTTAGCTAATAATGGTGGTTCAATTGGTATTGGCAGTACAATCTTTGCTTTGGCTGGTATTTCTACTATTAAACCAAAAGATGTACTCAGAATTGATAATGAGTATATGAGTGTTGAAAATGTTGGTTTTGGAACAACAAATGCTGGACCAATTACAAATACTGGATCTGTCCCTCTGGTTCAGGTAAAGAGAGGATTTGTTGGTACTGCAGCATCAGTACACCAAGATACGACTGGTGTTGCCACAGTATTTAAAGGTGGATATAACATTGTTGGAAAAGATATTTTCTTTACAGATCCACCCAGAGGAAATCCCCAATTTGATTTCAATGAATCAAATTTAGAAACTGCAAAATCAGATTTTAATGGTAGGGTATTCCTTAGACAAGATTATGCAACAAACCAAATTTATGATGATATTTCTACCAAATTTACAGGAATTGCCACTACTTTTGAATTAACTTTAGAGGATAATTCTTCTATAGGTATTGGAACAACTGGTGGTAATGGTATTGTCTTCTTAAATGGAGTATTCCAAACACCAACAACTGCTAATAATCCAGATAATAATTTTGCAATTATAGAGGATACTGTTGCGGGTGTTAGTAGTATTAGATTTAGTGGTATTAGAGATTCATCTGATAATCTGTTTACTTCAGATGCTGATGTTAATATTGGTCAACTCCCAAGAGGTGGAATGATTGTATCTCTTGGATCTACTGGAGGTTTGGGGTATGCACCATTAGTTGGAGCTGCTGTGACTGCTGTAGTATCTGGTGGTGTAATTCAAAACAGTATTGGTATTGGAACTACCGATAAAGTAGGATCTGGTTATAACCATCTTGTTGCAATTGGAGTTTCTGTATTTGAATCAGGTCATGCTGGTAATCATGCTGATATAACAGCTACTGTTGGCGTTGGTGGAACCCTTACATTTACGGTAAATGATGGAGGTTCTGGTTATACAAATCCACAAATATTTGTCTCCGAACCATCTTATGCTGGACTCGGAATAACTGGTGTATCTAGGATTGGCGTTGGAGCAACAACCGATACTGGAAGAGGTTTACTCTTAGACATTGAAGTTGGTGCTAGTTCTTCAACTGGTATTGGTTCTACAATGTTTGAAGTTACTGGATTTAACATTGCAAGGACTGGATATTCATTTGAAATAGGTGATGTATTCACTCCTGTTGGATTGGTAACTGATAGAGGATTAACTACGCCAGTATCACAGTTTAACTTAGAGGTATTAGATACCTTTACAGATAATTTTGGAGCATGGCAATTTGGTGAATTAGATTATATTGATTCAATCAAAAATTTACAAGATGGTAAGAGAACAAGATTCCCATTATTCTATAATAATGATCTTTTATCTTTTGAAACTCCACCAAATTCTTTGATTGATTTAAATGCATGTTTATTAATTATGATTGATGGTGTAGTCCAGGTTCCTGGAGAGGCATACACATTTGAAGGTGGCACTGCATTCTCATTTACTGATGCACCATTGAAAGATTCTAAAGTAGACATCTTCTTCTATAGAGGAACAAGAGGATCAGATTCTACTCTGGTTACTGATATTGATACTACCATTGAAAGAGGTGATGAAATTTTAATTCTAAAAAATAATGCAATCAGAACAACAAAGAGTCAGACACCAAGAACTGTTGTAAACTTAACTACTTCGAAAAAAGTTGAGACTAACCGATATATTGATGAAGGAATCAACGAAAATGATTACAAACCGGTGGATGTCATTAAACAAAAAGTTGACAAGATTGTAAATGGTGATAGAGTCTTTAAGACAAGAGATTCTATCGAAGGACAAATCTATCCGGTTAGTAAAGTTATTGCAGATTTCTCAACAACGGATACTCAAATTTTCCTTGATAATACTGATTTATTTGACTATGACACTCCAGCTTCAATAGGATTCATGGCCGTTGCTGGAATCGGAAGTACAGATGCTGTTAATAATGTTGAATTTATAACTGGTGCAACTGACATTGAAGGATTCTCTGGAATTATAACTGGAATTACCACTAGTGCAGGCACCAATGGTCATACATTAGCACTGGAGTTTTCTCTCAAGCAAGCCTCTTTCGCGGACTTGAATGTTGGTTATCCAATTTATATTAGTGATACAAGATTAGGAACAGGAGTAACGTCGGTATTTGATACAAATGCTGCAGTGGTCTCTATAGGTCAAACATTCTTAGATAATGTATATCATATCAGTGCATTGCATACTGCTGGTAATCTTGGAATTATTACTTGCAATATTCATACTGATAGTCCCGTTGTTGGTCTTTCCTCTTTTGGTGATGATAATAATCCAGTTGGTACATTCTCATGGGGTAGACTTGCAGGATTTACCAGAGGAAGTTCGCCAATTTCTATTGGGGTAACAGGTTTCACTGTACCAAGCACTTCTGTTGGAATATCAACGTTCCCAATTGCTCAAAGAAGGGGAGTTGGGTTGCGTGACAATGGTTCTCTACCAAAACAATTGTAATAATATTGTATAAATATCTAAAAACGCAATGATATGGCAGCTGTCGTAACAGATCAATTTAGACTTTCTAATGCCAGTAATTTTGTAGATTCAGTTACATCTGCAACCAATTCTTACTATGTGTATTTGGGGTTTCCTAGTCCAAATTCACCAGTAGGTGATTTTGGTAGATTTTCGGATTGGAACACTAATATTCCAAGCCCTACTGATAATCTTCAATATGCTGGATTCTATAAGAAGAATATACTTTTTGGAAAAAAAGTTAATAGTGCTAATATAAGAAGAGTAATTAGAAAAGTAAATTGGACGGTAAATAATCGCTATGACATGTATAGACATGATTATAGCGTATCAAACCCAACACCCAATTCAAACTCAAGTAGATTATATGACTGTGATTATTATGTAATGAACAGTGACTTTAGAGTCTATGTTTGTATTGATAATGGTTCTTCAGGCACAAATCCAAAAGGAAATAATTCGCAAGATGAACCTACCTTCACAAGTCTAGCACCTTCGGCTGCTGGCACAAGTGGAGATGGATATGTTTGGAAGTATTTGTTTTCGGTATCTCCAAGTGACATCATCAAGTTTGACTCTACAGAATATATTGTTGTACCTAATAAATGGGATAGTTCTACTGATCCTCAAATTTCTGATGTTAGAGAGGCAGGAAATTCTGATGTACAATTAAACCAAATTAAAAAGGTTTATATTGATGATGGTGGAAAAGGTTATAGTGCTGGTACTGTAGACATTTTAGGTGATGGTACTGGTGGAAGAGTTTCTATTACAGTTGATAGTACTGGAGCAATCACTGGAACTACTGTTATTGATGGTGGTAAAGGATATACCTTTGGTATTGTAGATTTGGGTTCCGTACAACCTCAAGGTTCAATTCCAAATCCTGCTAAATTAATTCCTATCATTCCCCCATCAAAGGGACATGGTTTTGATGTTTATAGTGAATTGGGAACGGACAAGGTTCTCATTTACGCTAGATTTGATTCTTCTACTAAAGATTTTCCTGTAGATACACAGTTTGCACAGGTTGGAATTATAAAAAATCCTCAGCAAGCTACTTCTGATTCTATTTTCACACAAAGTCAATTTTCAGCATTGTCTGCTATTAAATTAACAGATGATTTTACAGGAACTCCTGTAGTTGGAGCAGAAATGACTCAAACCAGAACTGATGGTAACGTTGCTAAAGGATATGTTGCCTCATATGATAGTGAGACCAAAGTATTAAAATATTTCCAAGACAGATCACTCTATTATAATGGATCAGATCAGACTGATTATGACTCTGTTACGACAGATTCGACAATTTACGCATTTGAATCTTCTGCACAAACAATATCTCCATTCAGTGGATCTATTAACACAACATTTGGTGATAGCACCGTAACTATTGGAAGTAAAGTCATTAATTTGGGAGTTACTTTTGACGGAGGACTTGCTAGCCCCGAGATAAATAAAAAAACAGGGGACTTAATTTACATCGATAATCGTCCCATTGTTAATAGAGATATTAGACAAAAAGAAGACGTAAAAATTATTCTAGAATTCTAAAAAAAGATGGCACAAAAAACCGATTTAAACGTCAATCCATATTACGACGACTTTGACTCTGCGAATAATTTTTATAAAGTTCTTTTCAAACCAGGTTATCCCGTTCAAGCAAGGGAATTAACTACACTTCAATCTATTTTACAAAATCAGATTGAAGATTTTGGAAGTCATATATTCAAAGACGGATCAGTTGTTATACCTGGCAACATTGCATATGATGGTCAATTCTATGCAGTAAAATTAAATCCCACTAACGCTGGTATTGACATATCGGTTTATATCAATAGTTTTATTGGTAAAAAGATTACTGGACAAAATTCTGGCACTACAGCAACTATTCAATATATTGCTATGCCAGATGGCAATAATATTGAAGATCTTACAATATATGTAAAGTATCTTGATTCTGATGACAATTATGAATTCAATCAGTTCCCTGATAATGAATCTTTCTTCACTAATGAAAATATTGTTTATGGAAACACTACAATTGCAGCAGGAACAGTATTTGCAACTTCTGTAGAATCGAATTCTACTGCTGTTGGATCTGCAGCTTTTATTGGTGATGGTGTATACTTTATTCGTGGATTCTTTGTCAATGTAAATAAGCAAACTTTATTGCTTGATGAATATTCCAACACTCCTTCTTATAGGGTTGGACTTAAGATTTCAGAAATTTTAGTTAATGCAAAAGATGATAATAGTCTGTATGATAATGCAAAAGGTTTCACTAACTATGCAGCACCTGGTGCTGATAGATTAAAAATTTCACTGTCACTAACAAAAAAACTGATTGGTGACAATAACGATACTGACTTTGTTGAATTACTGAGATTAGATGATGGAAAGATTAAAATACTTGAAACTAAAACTCAATACAATAAAATTCGTGATTATCTGGCAGAAAGAACATATGATGAATCAGGTGATTACTCCATCGAACCGTTCCAACCATCAGTCCACAACTCACTGAATGATAGACTCGGTAGATTGGGTGGTGACGGACTCTTCTTCAGCGATGAATTGACTGATGAGGGTAATACCCCCTCAGACGATTTAATGTGCGTTAAACTGTCTCCTGGTAAGGCATACGTAAGAGGATATGATGTAGAGACTATCTCTGCAAAAATTTTAGATGTAAAGAAACCTAGAGATACAAGAACTATTGATTCTGCTAGAATCCCATTTGAGATGGGCAACCTTCTTAGAGTTTTTAATGTATCAGGAACTCCAAGATCTAGAGCATCAATCAGTCTCAGAAGATCTAATGGTAATGATATTGGTTTTGCAAAAGTTTACTATATTGCCAATACTGACGCATCTCATGAGAATAATTCAACACAATATGATTTGTATCTGTATGATATACAAATAGGTGCTAACGTCACTGTTAATACTCAACTTACATCAGGTCAACTCCCAATTGGTTCACGTGTAAAGGGTAAGAGTAGTGGTGCTACAGGATTTACTACCACAAACATGGGTGGTGGTGCTCGTACATTCTTTGTTCAAAACACATCTGGTGTTTTTGCACCAGGAGAGCAATTAGAAATTAATGGAATTGATGATGTTGCAGTAGTTAATGGTCAAGGTGGACCCAGAACTGTTGAGTCTGTTGAAACTTTTGAAATTAAAGATGTAACTTCTCTCAACCAAGCTGCAAATGGTGGTGCTGGTTTCCCTGATGCATTTAGTTGTCAAGTTGTTCCTTCACTTGTAGAGATTCCTGGTGGTGTAATTAGTGGAGGAAATACCTTTACACCAACTGGTGGAGCATTTTCTGGATTAAAGGTAAATGACACTATTGTTTATGCTGGATCACAACTGTTACATAGAAATAGAGTAACTGCTGTAATTGATGGTGGATTATCATTTACAATTCAGGCATATACTGCAGCAATTGATAATACTTATGCTACTGCAGTTGTAAATGGAACTTATACATCAGTTAAAAAGGGTGAAGGAAGTATTTTAAATGAGGATAAAGGATTTCTTTATGCAGCATTACCAGATTCTAATATTGAATCTGTAAATCTTTCTAATTCTGAATTATATGTTAGAGAACAGTTAACAGGACAAACTATCTCTGGTAGTCAGTTAACTATTTCAACATCAGATTTTAGTGGAATATCAAGTTCTTTCTTAGCACCATTTGATGCTGAAAGATATAATGTTAGTATTTCTGGTGGAGGTATTGGAACAGTAACATCCACATCTTTTGTTTTAAATGCTGATAGTAGTTCTGCAACTCTTTCTGGGTTGACTGATAGTTCAGATGTTGTTGTAACTGCAACTCTGATTAAGAATGGTATTCAGAGTAAAGTAAAAGAATTAACGAGATCTACATCAATCAATGTAAATCTTTCTAAGTACAGACAGTCAGGTTCTAATGCCAATAGTTCTGTAAATGATGGTCTTACATTTAATGGATTCTATGGATTAAGAGTCCAAGATGAAGATATTTGTCTGAATCACCCAGATGTAACTAATGTAGTATCCGTCCTTGAAAGTTTAGATTCAGCATCACCAACACTTGATACTATTGAATTTACTTCTACTGTTGATGTAGATAATAATGCAGTAATTGGTGAAAACTTTATTGGTAGTGAATCAAATGCTATTGCTAGAGTTGTAGGCAAACCTTCAGCAAATGTTTTAAGTGTTGTTTATTTAACTCC